ACGTCAACAACCATCCCGACAACACGATCGGTGGCAAAGTCATTCTGGCCGACTGGAATCCGGAGATGCACCGGGTTGAGATCGTGATGCCGATCAATCCGAAGATGTCCAAGACCGCGGCGGCACGATACAAGGCTGAAGAAGCCATCCACAAGATTGATCGCGGTGAACCCGTGGACGTTAGCATGGGCTGTTTCATCGCGGGCACTCTTATCACGATGGCTGATGGGTCTCGTAAGCCGATTGAAGAGATTCAGGTCGGTGACTGCGTGATGACCCATAAGGGTCGGTCTCGCAAGGTCACCGAGCTACACAAGCGCCCGTACGACGGTGTATTCTTCTTGATGCGTCCAGAGGCGCACGAGCCTTTTGTCTGCACCCAGGAACATCCGTTGCTGGTGGTGGACCGCGATGATGTGAAGAAAGGCAAGTCTAGTGGCCTTCGTTGGGTTAGCCAGGAAGAGGCCGCACGTATCGAGCCTAAATGGATTCACGCAGAGTGTTTTGACCCAGAGCAGCACTACTTGCTTGAGCCGGTCCTTCAGGATGTTTTGACCCCTGAATATGCCACTCGTGAGTTTGCTCGTCTTCTCGGCTACTACGTTGCCGAAGGCCATGTTCTCCGCAACAAGAGTAAGGAAATCTGTGGAGTAGAGTTCACCGTGAACAGGTCGGACACATTCTTGACCGAGATCGGGGAGCTTGCAGAGAAATACGGTACGAAAAATCCGCCTGTAATGCGCCAAAGGGACAACTGCGACGATGCGGTGTCTGTTCAGATTTTCGACGCGGAATTGGCGAATCGGCTGTATTCACACGGTGGTTCGTACGCCAAACATAAAAAGTTGTCTGAATCGTTCATGCAGTGGCACCCGGACATTCAGCGCGAGTTCGTCGGTGCATGGGCGGAAGGCGACGGACACGGGTTGGATTCTGGGGCCCTGAGTATTTCCACTGGATCCGATGCCTTGGCCTGGCAGTTGATGACTGTCTTGGCCCGGATGGGTGCGTGTGCTTCGATCAACTGCCTTACCCACAAGGCCGGGTCTGGTTTCTCAAAGAAGACCACGTACGAATGGGTAATCCACATCGGAAAGCAGTGGGCACAAAATCTTCACGATGTGTGCTTGAAAGTCAAAGACTCGCCTATCCTTCTGGCGAAGAATAACCGTATGCACACAGGTAAGTTCATCGTCACTCCTGTGCGTGAGATGGAAGCCAGCCGTAATTCCGTCGATGTTTACAACTTCGAGGTTGAAGAAGACGAGTCCTACGTAGCCGCTGGCGTTGCGGTTCATAATTGCAAGGTTGCCTATGACATCTGCAAGACTTGCAGGAACAAGGCTAAGAACCGTTCGGAATACTGTGACCACGCCAAGTACGCCATGGGCCAGATCATGTCTGATGGTCGCCGTGTTGGAGTAGACAACCCCAGGCCGAAGTTCTTCGATATCTCCTATGTGAAGCGCGGCGCCGATCGGGCTGCCAAGCTGCTCATGAAGGTAGCAAGTTCTTCCACCACGGTGATGCGGGTTCCGGATTGGCCCGATCGTTACAAGAGGGCTAGCAAGGGCGCCGAGGATAAGCACAGCGCCATCAAAAAGCAGATTCCCGGAGAAGGAGTCGATCCTGTTCAGGCTCTCGCTGACCGGGCCGAGATCGATCTTCTGAAGAGTACGGTGCCTTTCGACATGGCTTCTGCCGAGAGTCTTCCGCCGAAGGTTGCCAACCTGTTCAACTCGTATCCAGCTGCGGACGTCATCTCGACGTTGACTGCGTTGGGCGTGGTGCTGCTTCCGAATGAGCTTCCTGAGAAGGTGGCCCGTCAAACCTTGTACCCCAAGGAGCCGAACGCCCACATCCTCGACGACATCGATATTCATGACCTGATGGTAAAAAGGTCGATGTACACCCCGTTCCTGGTGATGCGGTTGACAAGAAAAAGTCTGTCACCTGGTTCGATGGGTAAAATCGCGTCCAGTGTGGCTGCAGACTCTGCAGCCATGACTCGGTACGGAAAGTACGTAAACTTCTTGAAAACAGCTTTCGGGACAGAGTCCCAGGTAGACAGCTGGAACAAGTCGGTTGCGGCCAGCCACCGTATCGTGGAAACCCTGTCTTCCGAGTCCGACAAAATCGTTGGGCTCTGGAAGGATGCAGGTTTTCCGGAGCTGGATGACGATATGAGCACGCTGCTGGGGGCCGAATGGTCTCGGGCATCGTCAACAGTCAAAGTAGCGCTGGCATCAGGGTGGAAAGACCTTGGCGCCAAAACCATGGACTACGGTAAGAGGTTTGCGTCTGGATTGAAGCAGGAAATGGCCCCTGTTGGAAATCTTGCCAGTTGGGCAGGATCGAAGGCGAAGGCGGTGGGTAAACCTGTTTGGGACGTAGCTTCTCACGCCCTTGGTGTCCGTGGAGGGCCCTACCCGGCGTCTGCTTTGTTGGCATACGGTGGTGCTCCTCTTCTGATGAGTTCGTTTTTTGCGAACAAGATGATGAAGGGGGAGGATCCTGGAGCGATTGGCCAGTTTGTGGCGAAGCACCCCCTTCTTTCTTCAGGGGCATCGGTTCTTGGATCGTTGTGGTTACACAGGATGGCGAACAAGTATCGCTAAATCCTTCTACACTGATGACGGATAGTAATCCGCCTGACTTGGGAGAAATCAAATGGATCTGGAAAAGCTGGCTGCGCTCCTGAACGACGACGTTGAAGAGCGGGCTACCGAAGCTGTACAGTCTCAGCCCGCCGAGGCGAACAAGACTGCCTCCGCCGGTAAGGCAGAGGACAACGATGAAGAGACCCTGAAGGTCGCTTCTGAGCTGTTTGCGATGGGTGACATCATCGCCAGCGGTTTCGTTAACCACCTCGCAAATCGCGTGAAGGAAGCCAACAACCCGTCCCCGGACGCCGGCGACGGCGACGGTGGCAAGGGTTCCGTGGCCAAGGCCAAGGGCGACGCCCTGCCGCAGAACACGGCGCCGATGCCCGCGGACGAAGAGGACCACAAGCTCAAGGAGCAGGGCCTCAAGAACACCGGGCCGAAGGTGAACGAAAAGGGTGACAGCCAGGGTCACGGCATGGGCGAAGGCGGCGGCAAGTCGGCCTCCGACAAGGCCATCATGGACCGTCTGGCCCGCGCTCTCCGCAAGTAGCGGGAAGCGTTGAACTGGTTGTTGTAATTCGAACATGAAAGGAACGGCCATGGCCGAAGAACTGAGCTTCACCAAGTTGCTCGCCGAGTACGGCCGCAACAAGGTCGCCGCCGGCCAGGACGAACCGTCGAACGAAGAGACAGACGAGACCGAGGCCAGCGCCAAGGAAGACTCCAAGGAAGCATCCAAGGAAGCATCTACCAAGCTGGCCGGCCTCGACTGGCTCAACCACAACTCGGCGGCTCTCGAAAAGTTCGCCTCGGATATTTCCGAGGTCATGGACAGTGACGAGAACCGCGAGTTGTTCGGTCGTTGCCTGGACGCTGTGACCCTTTTGAAAATCGGCGGTTACCTCGCCGACGACATGTCGGATACGGCCAAGGACGTCGTTGTCCTGGCTAACGAACTCTACCGCCGCCTCCCGTAGGTCGGGGCCAACTGAAAAGGAAAAGACCAATGGGAGATCTTACGCTTACGAAGGTGGCAGCCTCTCTGAACCGGATGCAGCAGGAGCAGGAGAACCGCTACGCTCTTGATCTGTTTTCTTCTTACAGCAAAGAAGACCAGGTCAAGATCGCGCAATGCTTCGAGTTCCTGAAGCAGTCGGAAGAGGCTACCAAGGTTGCCCACGAGAAGGGCGAGTTGGACGAGGAGCACGTTGTGGCTCCGATGACTCCGGCCCGTCGCCTCAAGGTGGCCATCGAGCTGGCTCACTTCAATGAACTGGCCTCGAACGAGGAGCTGGCCAAGCAGGCTGAAGAAGCCGCCGCTGCCGGTGCCCTCATGTCCAATCTGTTCGTCGATCACGTCAAGAAGGCTCAGCTTCCTCCCGAGTTCCTTGCGAACAAGGGAAAGATGAAGTCCGAAGACAAGAAGGACGAGAAGAAGGACGAGAAGAAGGACGAGAAGGACAACGGCGAGGAAAAGGAAGACTAACGTGTCTGAGTCCTTCGACGATATCCTCATGAACGCCATGCAAGCCGCTCAGGTGGAGGGGTTGATCAACCCCTCCACCGAGAGTGGTCAAACTGATGTTCATAAGGAATCCAACGAGTCCGGTCAACCAGACTCGCTGGTACAGCAACATCTTCAGGAAGAGTCCAAGAAAGAGGCCCAGAGCACCCACATTCGTATGACCAAGGTTGCTCTGCTGGCTTTACTCACCGCGGGCGACAGCTGCCTCGCCGTTGAGAGAGTGAAGAATGGACGATAAGCAGGCTCAAGATCTTCTCAAAGCAGCCACCTTCGCGCATGAGCAGTTGAAGGTGGCGCAGGATAAGATTGCTGAGCTTGAAAACAGCCTGAACAAAGAGCGTGCGGAGAAGGCCGCGGCTGAGCTCGCTCTAGAGCTGGTTAGTGAGGGCCGGATTGACCCGGAGGATGCACCGGCATTCGCTAAGAAGGCTGCGGAACAGGGAGTCGACTTCATCAAGCGTGCCCTGGATCTGGACCTTGTTACACCTGAGGCCTTTGGATCCTTGGTGGACAAAGATGAGGTCAATGGAGTGAAGGTCGCTGGAGGCTATCCCACGGTAGCAGGGAAAGAAATTTCCAGATTTGACCGGAGCTTCTTCGAGCTCAAGCACACTCTGTATGGAGATGAGCCGCCGTACGATTCCGTATAGTAGCTCTTGAAACGTACTTTTTGGAGGAACCAGATGCCGTTTTTCAACGACACGACCGGTCAGGTTCCGACGACTTACCTCGTCGAGGTCGACGCAAAGGCGGAAGCGTGGGAACGGATTTCCGTCCCCCGCGGCCCCGTGGTCATTCCCGAAGGCGCTGTCTTCGTAAGGGATGATCGCCGTCGCGCCGCTGAACCTGCCGCGGTTGACGGAGTGTCCCTGTTGGACGATCCGTTTGTTTACATCAACTACGCGAATCCTTTGGCCCCGCAGACCAACGATCGCCAGACGTACAACATCGCAGGACAGGGTATCCAGTACTCTGTGGACCTGGACGGTGGTAACTACGTCGGCATCATGGGCCCGAGTCTTCGCATCACCATGCCGTACGATGCCCGGTTCTTCGTGACCGCTGACATCGGTCTGTTCGTGCTGGGCGACCCGATCACTCTGAAGCGCGAAGCCGCAGGTGCTGCGGTCCGCCCCGGAGCGGTCAAGTTTGGTCGACCGACCGGTGGTGACAACGCTGACGGCCGTGCGACTCTGCTCGCCGCCCCGACTGCTGGCGCGGCTGCGCAGTCTGCCCTGTCGTTCGCGACTGTGGAGTCTTTCAGCCCGAACAACCAGAAGATCACCTTCATCTTCACCAACTCCGGCAAGCGCATGGTCTAATCGACCATGCCTGCCGGCTGGTAGAAGGTTTAGGCTGCTTCATTTTTTGAAAGGAAACGACGATGAGCTTGGTTACCGCCGAAGAATTCAATCCCGTATTCTTCGACGCGCTTCGTCACAACGAGTTCACGAAAGCGGGCCAGGTCATTGGTGACTACATCCAGGAGCGTATCCGTGAGTCTGGTTTTGCACGGAAGATCCTGGACGTTCAGACCGTCACTGAGAACGACCGCGGCATGCAGGTGGACCCGAACGGCGCCCACGACGGATTTGAGTACGTTGTGCCCATCGAACCCAACACGGTGGCACAGCGTGTGGATTTCCGTGGTGAGCCGGAGCGCGTCTGGATTCCGGGCAATCGCTTTGCGATCCGCTTCCAGAAGATCTCCACGAGTGAGTTTGCGAAGCCGGAGGAAGAGCTCCTGGCCCACCGCGAGCCTGTTCTGAAGATCATCGAGCAGAACAGCATCAAGGACATGCAGGAGCAGGAGGACATTGCCTTCCTTGACCACGTCAAGGCTGCAGCCGGCATGGCCACCCTGCGTCTCAATGAAACCCCGGCAGCCGGTGGCGGCTTCCTGGGCTTCACCACTGGTGCACAGGTTGACGCGTTCTTCAAGGGTGCGGCTCCCGTAGCCAACCCCCGCACGAGCAACATCATCCTGTCACCCAACAACTACTTCCGCCGCGATACCATCGCTGACATGGCGAAGATCCTGCTGGCACGCCAGCTGGAACTGAAGGTGTTCCTGATGTCCGCCCAGGACTTCGTGGATACCCTTCGTTGGTTCGCGGACGAAGTGGGCCACGAAATCGCCACCAGGATCACGATCGGTGGGTACAAGGAAGCCACGGTTGGTGGCTACACCTTCGTCACCACGATCAAGACCAACCGTCGCCTCGTGCAGCCGGGTCACATCTACGGCTTCGCGGACAAGACGGCTCTGGGCAAGTTCCTGATCCTGACCGCTCCGAAGTTCTGGTTGAACAAGCGGGCCTCACTGATCCAGATGCAGGCCTGGGAAGTCATCGGAGCAGGTATCGGCAACATCAACGGCTGTGCGATCATCCTGCTCGCTGGCGCTGAGCCTCTGGACCTCCCGGTCCCGGCCGAGGTTTACACCAGCGGCTTCATCCGGATCTATCCGGAAGGTGTGACCCGCGCCGGTGGTGCTCTGCCGGACGCGTAATCGGACCCGGAAGTCATACTTTTTTACAAGGACCAGCTTTTGCTGGTCCTTGTTCTTTCCGGATAGATATACTACGAGCCTAAACTGGGAATAGAGATCAGGAGCCGATATGACTCGGACAGTTGTTATGCCTCGTAAGGTTTATGAGGTAAAAAGCCTGGTGGATGATCCCATCCGCCTTTTCCTGGATACCGGGGTTCAGCGCCACATCAATCCAGGAGATGTAGTCGTTCTCCTTGGCGAAACGGCCGCTCGCGTCGGCTTGGACCGTGAAATGGTGCGTGATCGCGTGTCCTTCCGCGAGTTCAACATCGTGATGCCCGAGACCGACAATCCCAAGATCGCCGAGTCGAAGCTGTTCAAGGATGCCCTGGCGCAGTACGAAGACGTCATGAAGCATCTTTTCAGTGGGAACGTTCTGTATCTGTCTTCCAATGGAGAGATATCGACATCTCCTCCTGATGCGAAGCCCCCCAAGATCGACGATTCCGAACAGGTTGAAAAACTTGAAGAAGCATTGTCCCAGCCCAACCTGAAGGTTGTCCCCAATCCGCCTGAAGAAGAGGAGTTCGAGGAAGAACCGGAAATCGTCCTCGACGAAGACGATGGCGGAGAAGGCGTTACTGTAGGCGAAGATGTGATCTCTTCTGGAGATGTGAAGAGCCGCAAGCGCGGACGCAAGAAATCAAAGAAGTAATGGCTGCAGAGTCTGCAGCCACCCAGGAGTAGTCCATGCCGTATCCAAATCAAAACCCCAACGTGTTCGACGGGCCAGGTCAGGACGAATCGTTCTACCCGAAGCCGCCGAAGCATTGGGTGGACGTGCTCCGCAACTATTTGCGTGACTTCGCACCCAAGAACATCCTCAGGAATCAGGAGTTCGAAAGTACCCCTGAGCAGCTTGAGCTGGCTTGGGGCATCGCTCTCATGCATTGGAACCAGACCCCGCCCACCTTCGCAGATGTAGGGTTCCTCAATCACCCGAAGAGGCTTTTCTTGCTGTACAAAGCTGCTATTGAGGTGGTAAGGATGGTGTCCTTGGAGCTCATGCGTAACGAGCTCGACTACACTGACGGCGATGAGAGGTACAACATCAATTCTCAGTACAGGGCGATGCTGGAGTGGTCTGGCCGGCTGGACGCTGAGTATAAAGAGCTCATCGCTAAGGCTAAAACGGAAATCAACAGTTCTGCTGGTTGGGGCGGCAATACGAGTGAGTTCGGGCTTCACTTTCCGCAGCTCAATCGTGCATCCGCCGGTCTTGATTAGCCATGGCCATCGTTTTCGATGAACTGCACGTAGACATCGTGAATCCGCGTAATGCGGTGGTGTCGTGGTCCATTGAACCGACGAACGAGCCGCTAGGAAACTATCGGTTCGATGTAGCCAGGTCCCAGGATCCAGAAAGTGAATTCGAAACCAAAGTTATTGGTCTGCGCAACCAGTACTACTGGGTCGATTCGTCTCCGGACGAGCTTTCTAAATGGTCCAAGGCCTACTACAAGGTCACGGCCTACCAGGTTGACTCCTCCGGGTCCCTGGTGCCAGGTACCGAAGTGGTTTCTGCCCCAATTACAGCGGAGGTGGTCCCCAGCGCTCTGGGCCTGTATAAGATCTACGCCAAGCAGGTGGTTTACCGTCAGACAGGAATTGGGCGGGAAACACTTGTCTTTCGACGTCGTGGCTCAGGTCAACGGTGCACAGAGTGCTGGGACCCCGTAGAACAAGTAGTTACCAAACACAGCTGTAAGACTTGCTTTGGCACTGGGTTCCTTCAGGGATACTACCCGCCGATCAAGGTCCTCGTGAAATACAAACCGTCTCCGCAGGCAAACACGGTGGACACGCAGCTGAAGGAGTTCAACTACACCGAAGGGCGGATGGCTAACTATCCGCCGGTCAAGCCGCGGGACATCTTGTACGAGATCAGTACAGGCAGGTGGTGGTTGGTGAACTCACTAAGAGTTACAGAAGACAAGAGGGTTCTAGTCTCCCAGTTCATGGAATTGCGGCAACTGGACCCGCGAAATGTTGAGCAAGATCTCCAGTTACCTATACTGGACTCTGAGGCCACTATCGCGGCCATGTGGTTAGTTGAGGTTCAATAAGGGAAAAACATGTCCAACGAGGCTGTCAAGAAGGCGATGGCTGAGGCCACGCTCAAGCTGAAAGAAGCCATGCGCGAAAGCTCGGAGAAGACGGCTTCGCGCAACGAGTATCTTTCCGAGCACCCGGAAGACTCCTCACCGGCTGAGCGTCTGGAGCACATGCTGCGTCCTCATATCAGCACCATGAAACAGGCCAACGACCAGCGCGACGGCATCGAGCCGGAGTCCACGCTGGAAGTTCACGAAGAAGGCGACACGACTGATCCAACCGATGAGTCGGCGAAGGAGGCACACGACCGTCCTGACGGAGCTCGCGGCCCGGATACCAACGATAAGCCGGAAGATCATGCCTCCCAGCAGGTAGGCCCCGGAGCATCAACCGAAGTTGCTCCGACTATCAAGGCCGCGGAGTTGTGGAATCTGCTCTGCGAAAACCCGTTCGTACAGGCCGGCTTCGAGCACGGACTGCAGAAGAAGCAGGCGATGATCACCGACCTGTCGATGCAGATCATGGCCTCAGAAGCCCGCAAGTAACGTAGCGGACAAGTAGCCAAGAGGAACGCACATGTCGTTCGTAGTCCATGTCCTGCACATCGATTTCATCGATACCCAGGGCACGAAGCACGCCATCATGAAGCAGGCGGAGGCGGACCTGGTTGTTGCCGGGGCCACCGCTGGCTATTCAATTCAGATCCGCTACAACGGTACGTTGATCACCACCCTTACCGAAGGTGTAGAGTGGACAGACGCTGCGTCCAACGCTCGTAATGCCGAGTTGATTGCTAAAGCGATCAACCACGTGGGACTTACCAAGCAGGTCGCGATCGCAGCAGAGTGGGAAGAAGGAACGGCTAATGTCCGGGTTTATGCCCAGATGATTGGCCGCGGAGGAACCGGTTACGAGCTTACTGTCGTTGGGGG